TGATTTTTTAGGAGGAAAACATTATGGCTTGCAAAACAAGCTGCAAACTCTGCCCCCATCTGGTCTTGAGCCAGTCGGTAACTTTCGCCAATGATACGCTGACCATCAATATCCCTGCTGGCGCATATCAGAACGGAGAGAAGTATTGCATCGTGGTTGCTCAGAGCATCCCAGACACGACCACCATCAACGCCCCTGTGGTCATCACCATCGGCGCAGGGACGACCGCATACCCTCTGACCGACTGCAACTGCGCTCAGGCAACCGCTGAGAGCATCCACACTCGCACCCGCTATGCTACTCGTGTGGCAACATCTGCGACCGGCACCGGCACGTTCAAGTATCTTGGCTGCTTCTGCCGTTCCCACGCTGGCGCGCCCGCGTCTATTTCTTGAGGAGGTGTAGATTATGGGCAAGACTAATTTTCGCCGCATGATGATGCTCCGTGAACACGACAAAAACCGTGAGCCGGAACGTGACCGCCTTGAGGAAGAGCGTGACCGCAGGGAACGTGAGATGGAACGCCGTCTGCGTAAGCTGGAAGGCGGCAACGACCGCTCCCCCTACTATCCGCAGGAAGAGAACCGCTACATCGACCCCTACCCTATCCCCCGCTACCCTGACGTAGAGAATGGGCGCAGAATGCCGCAAATCGGCTTCTCGCAGAACGGAGACTGGGATAAGCGGTCTGGGCAGTACGAACGTGGCGGTGCAGACAACCGCTCCATCAAGATGCCGCGCCAGCACCTCACTCACGATGAAGCGGAGGAATGGTGCGACAGCATGGTGAACGCTGACGGCACGAAGGGCTGTCACTGGACGCTGGAGCAGACGCAGGACGTTGCCAAACAGCGCAACATCAACTGCGACCCGAACGATTTCTGGGCTGTTATGAACATGATGTACTCAGATTATTGTCAGGTCGCAAAGCGTCAGTCCGTTGACACTCCGGGCTTCTACGCTGACATGGCAAAGGCGTTCCTTGAGGACGCAGACGCCGCAGACGGCAAGGCGTATCTCTACTGGGATTGCATTGCTGATAAGTAAAACAGAAGAGGGGGCCTGCCCAATTTTGGGCACACCCCCTCTTTATTTACTATCAACGCTGAAAATTCAGCCGCCAATTCAGCCTAAGTCAATCTGGTCTTTCGATGCCGCAACGGACAGGTTGTAGATGTACTCCCCTGCCGTGAATCCGTGCTTGCGTGCTTCTCTCGTAACGAACGTCCGCTCGCTGTCACTCATAAGGATTGTGATTCGCTTGCTACGTTTGCCGTCACCCTTCTGCCCCTGATGGGAAGTGTAAGGCTGAATCTCCATCGTGCGCTTTGCATCGCTGACGGACAGGTTGGTAAGCGCAATCATAATCTGCTGGTTCTGCTGAACGATGGCTTGCAAGACTTCCGTGTTCTTCATCAGCACTTGCAAGATTGCATCGTTCTGCGTATCAGACTTGTTCTCCTGCGGGTTCATACTGTAAGAACCAGTCTTGCGAAGCGTAGGAAGTACATCATGCGTTACCCATCTCTTAAAACGGCGGAGTTTCTCAATTCTTTCTTGAACCTCGATGGGGTACGCATTTGACACCCCATCTTTGTTTGCTCTTTGCGGTTGCATCGCAAAGAGAAGAGCGTATAACCCGGATTCGTTGATAACAGTCACAGTTTGCTCACGCCCAAGAGAATCTTTGATTTTCAAGGAACGCTTATCGCAATCATCAATCCGTCCGATGCTTCTATTGGGGTTCTTGTCTTGAAACGCATTGCATACATCCCTACCAACAAACCAGTACTCTCCGTTTTTCACAAACGTTCTGATTGAGCCAAACTCTTCGTTCTTAAAGATTTGAAGCGCGTTTCTGTTATCCATCATATCCTCCATATTCAACTGTTTAGCGTCTTCCATGCCAGCCTCATACGCCTTGTAAGTGATTCGAGATAATGCTTCTGCAATATCGTAATCATCCTTATTGAGCGGACGGCCGTTGCTGTTTTGCTTGAAATTTTCAAGAATCTCTTCTTTCGTTGCTGGAATGTTCATTGGCTTTACCACAAAAATCTTTCTTGTAATGCAACTATGAAGATGATATAATGGATTTATCACCCATAATCGCATGGAGTGTAATCCCTTAAACTGCCGGTGACCGCCAAGTTATGAACAGTTTAGGGGATTTTTTATTTTTGATGTTCAAGCCATTGCTGGACAGCTTCACGAACGGCTTCTCCCTTAGAAATGCCGTTTTTTTCGCAATAATCCGAAAGCTGTTTGTCAGTATTCACGTCCAAACGGACGCTTGTGCGAACACTGTTCGGGTTTTCCAGCTTTGGTCTTCCCATTTTTGCACTCATGCGTTCACCTCCACTTTTGAGCGCACATTAAGTATACTATTTGTGTGCTTAAAAGTCAACACCTAATACCGGAAGATACAGGTTACAGGTATATCGTGTTTCACGACATACCTCAATCCTCCAAGAAATCCTCCAATTCAATCTTTCCCTCTGCCGCTGCGACAGCCAGAGCGTACACAAACTGTCCAATCGTCATTCCGTGTCGTCTTGCTTCACGGTTGATGTACTTACGTTCTTCCTCGCTCATAAGGATGGTAATGCGCTTTGAACGCTTGCCATCACCGCTTGCAACGCCCTGATGCGATTCCGGCATCGGGATTTTTTTCTTTATCAAACCAACTTCTGCTAGTGCGCTAGATACATCGCCCTGTTCGATAAGACGTTGAACTTCCTTCGCCTGTTTCAGTTTCTTTGGCTTACTTTCGCTTACTACGGCATTGTTTGGCTGTGTTTCGCTGTCTTTGGCTTGCTTCGGCTTAATACTGATTAACTGTGCTTCATTAGGCTGTGCATGGCTGTCTGTGGCTTCATTAGGCTTAATCAATGCTTGTTCGGCTTCGTTCGGCTTTGCTTGGCTTACTTCTTCTTCCTTTGGCTCACTTCGGCTTAATGGCTGTTCCGAAAAAATAGGCTGAAAATCAAACCCGCCAAGCAGACCCGAAGATTTTTTGCTGGTTGACTTCATTCTTCTGTACCTTCCTTACAATACTTTTCATCAACAAACTGACCTTCTTCATCTATAAAAAATTCATTTTCCTCCCATCTTGCATCACAATTTTCATAATCTTCGCAAGATGCGACAGAACAGCCGATTCCTCCGCATTCTGTTTTCTTAAATTTTGTTGAAATCTTACCGTTTTTCCTTATTTTGTAATCTAAAGAATACTGGCACAAAACACTTACCACAATGTCTTTTCCACACAACGGACATGACTTTATAATTTTACTCATTTTCTTTTCCTCCACAATCATCTTTGCTAAAGCCTTGAAAGCAAACCTGTGGATTTTTTGCTGGTTGACTTCATTCCTCTTCCTCCATCCGTGCGCCACAAGTTTTGCAATACGCAAAACTTTTAACTATAGCTGAATCATATTTGCCAAGATAAGCTCCACATCTTTCACAAAACGCACAGTCTTTCGTTTCAAGAACGCTTCCTCGTTTGACGTGCGATATTGGCCGTAGGCTTTCTGGGTTGACTGATGGTTCATTTAAGACGTCAGCTATATCATATCCATATGGGCAAGTTCCGCAAAAGCCATCGCATCCATCGCAAGCTGCTTCTAATTTTTCAAGTAATTTTTCTCGATCAATTAAATCAGCCATCTTTATCTTCCTCCACAATCATCTGTGCCAACGCCTTGAAATCCTCTGCGCTGGTACTCTTTGCCGTGTCACCGCTAAACAGACTGTGACGCTCTGCCTGAGATTTACGAACGCCCATGGACGGTCTAATCTTCACGTCCAACAGCGTTGTTCCCATACTCTGTGCAATCATAGGAAGCTGCTCCACAACCTCTTTGGACAGGTTCTCCCGGCTCTTGTACTGGTTCAGGAGCAGACCTTCAATCTTCAAAGTCGGATTGAAGTATTTGCGAACATCGCCGATGGTCTGCGAAAGCTGGCTCAAACCAGCCAGTGCGTATCGGTCTGCTGTGATGGGCACGATGATGCTGTTGGCGGCGATCAGCGCGTTCACAAGCGCAAGACCAAGCTGCGGGGGAGTGTCCAACACAATGTAATCATACTGCTCAGACACGCTTTCAAGGGCTTCTCGTAGCCGGAAGTTCTTACCCATGTCTCGGACAAGCTGTTCGTCGATGTCCTTCAATGCGTTGTCGGACGGAAGGATGTCACCAGCTTCACAGTGCTGGATTCCTTCTTCGACCGTTCCTTGCCGTGTCATCACATCGAACAGGGTGCATACATCCTCTGTCTGCGCACCATAGGTGTCCGTTGCGTTGCACTGGGCATCGCAGTCCACCAGCAGAACTTTCTTGCCAAGCAACTGCAACGCACCAGCCAGACAGGTGCTTGTGGTAGTCTTTCCTGTGCCGCCCTTCTGGTTAGCAACAGCTATGATTTTTGCCATTTTTATTCTCTCCAGTCTATAAAATATCCGTTGTAAACGAACTCTTTTGCTGCTTTACCAGCTTCGATTAAAGCTTTCCCAGCTTCAATCGCTTCGTCAGGCGTTAGCTCGCTATAACTTCTCTGCGGCAAAACCCTTACAGAAGCCTGATTTCCATGATGATTGAACCGAAACTGATAATCAAACTTCTTTTCAAGGTCAAGTTCCGCTTTATTCAAAACGGAGTAGGGAACTTTTGCCATTTTATCACTCTTTCTTTAGAACTCAACATATGGAATTTCAGTCCAATCTGTAACTCTTTGAACAAAACAACTGTTGTACGAAATATTGAGCTTTGATTTCATTGCATTCGCAAATTCGCCATTTTCTACAAAGCCAACCACAACATTTCGTGTGACTTCTGATTCGTCATTCAGATATATGGTTTTTACCAAACACAAAAATCTGTTTTTTGTTCTTTTGATTTCTTCTTCCGTCGGCATTCCATCGTTTTTAACTGAATGCCACACGATTTCTTGTGTTCTCATATTGTCCCCTTCTGCTTAATACGCTACGTCTGACTGCTCTTGCAATGCTTCAATGGAATAGAAAGCTGGCATATACTTGTCCACAACGCCAGCCTTGTCCACGCTTCTAATCAGATAGCCAACAGGTCTGTCCGGGAACGGAGACCTATCCAAAGACAAAATGTCATTATACGCCGCTTTTACCGTGTCGTAAACCGCTTCTCTGCGTCTTGGCAGCTTGATTTCTGGATGCTCTTTCTTCATCCACTTTTCAACTACCTTCGCCACGTCAATGCAGTCCTGCTTTTCTAGTTCGTCACACACAGACCAGTCGAAATCCTCATATCCGCTTCTGCGGGGCTTTCTGGCCGCTTTTTGATGTTCGCCCGGTACTTCGCTTGCCTGTGCTTCAATCAACGTCTCAGACGCTTTAATTTTGGGCTTAAACTTGACCGCCACAGCCTTTCGTGCCACAAGAACTGGTTCGTAGGTCACAACAATGTCAGACATGGCATTGATTTCGTCCACCGCAACGTCAAGCACTCGCTTGCGAAGGTTCTTGTAAACATCGTAGCTGGCTTCCATCGCACCGAGCTGCTCCCTCAACTTCTTCAGACTGATTTCATGCGGTTTGCTGTCCATATTCAACCAGTCCCGAAGAATCGAGTAAAGCAAGATGCTGTACTGTGATTTCATTCGTGACGTGTAACGCAGCCGATACCGAACATATCCGCTTTCAGCAATGTCGAAAAAGATGGAGCGAAGGTCTGGGTTGCATGTAATTGCCACGACGTAAGACCTTGTTTCTGGTACATAGTCCAGTTTTGCCCTCGTGAATAGGACAAAACTTTCAAATGTTCCTTTCTCTTTGTCAATAGGAATCGAAACCGTATTGCCCAAAAAGTGCTTGATCTGCGGCTCAACCCTTCTTGCATCAAGGCTTTTCAGCCCAAGAAGCTCCCTATATTCCGCCAAAGTAAACTCCACACGGCTGCTGCTTGGGTCTCTCGGATTTATTCTTGATAGGTAAACCTCCAACAACCGAAGTTCTCCTGCGGTGTAGTCCCTGAACTTCGCCCAAACAAGAGATTTGCTTTTCTCGACAAGGTTGTTTTCTGATACTTTCGCCATCAGGTAGACACCTTTTCCTTCATTTTCTTCAATAGCTCGAACTGACGCTCATACTGCTGCATATATTGTTTTACGCTCATCTTCTTCAGGCCTTGCGTCAAATTGAAGTTATCTACAACATCATCTTTCCGAACAATAAATTTCGTTTTTGAAACAAATTGCTCTTTCAGTTCGACCTCGAATCCGTTTTCCTCAAACCATTTGATGGCAAACATCTCTTCCTTTGAAAAATCCCACTTCTGGTTCTCTTTTCCAAGTAGCATTTTTTTCACCCCCATTTGCTTGAGTAGAGTATAGCACATCACGGGGGACAAGTCAACACTTTTCGTCCCCCGTGGCTTGTCTTTTTGTCCCCCATAGGGTCGTCAAAACGTCCCCCATGACTTGTCAAAACGTCCCCCATGCTTTGTCATTTCGTCCCCCATCTACATATTATATATTAAACAAGAAATAAACAAGAGGTTAAATATCATCGTTAAATAGTCGATGACGATAATTTTCAACAATTTCTTTATTTTTCCATTCCAGTTTGTGGATAACTGAACTCTGCATTTGCTAAATAAGACTGTAACCGGAGAAAAGCCGTACATCATTAGTCACATTAAACGTTGACGGATTGTGGATAGGTGTACAAAAAGTGGATGGAAAGGTATACCTAATCTGCACAATGGGGGACAGATTGACGAACTATTCAAGCACAAACAACAGATTAACGATAACTCGTTATTTATTCCGCGCGAATGTTGTCGATTTATAGCCTATGGGGGACGGAATGACAAGGTGAATTTGCCAGATAGGTGTACAAAAAGTGGATGAACGTGGACAAAATGTTCTTCAAAAACTACGATAATTCGACAATCAGCGCAAAATGTTTTCTTCGTTGATGGTATACGAATCGTTTCGCTTCATGGCCGCAGCTTCTCCACAGTCCTGCGCCTGATATAAAATTTGCATATTGGGTTGCGTTCCGTCTGGGTCTGGGTCGGTTTTGGTGGCCTGTGCCATTTCGTAATGACCTGTGACGGTGCGGCAGACGGACACACGATCGCGCAAAGTCGTGTGAAGGTTGGCTACCATTTCGCACAGAACGGCAAGGTAATCTGAGCCGTGATTGCCATAAATCAGATAGCACAGCAGGTCAATTTCCTGTGGATGGGCGTCTTTGATATGTTCTATCAGTGTATCTTTCTTTCTCTCGGTGCTGGCATCGCCAGCCAGACTTTCCAATAATCCGGGATGTAAACAGGTGTCTATGTACGGTTTGGCCGCAACGCCGCAGCACACGAACCACTTTATGATAGTAGGAGCATCTGGGGTCATTGTCCCTTGCTCGTAACGAAAAATGGATGTCCGGCCTACACCCATTTTGTCCGCAAGCTTCTGTTGGCTAAGTCCAGATTCCGCTCTTGCCATCTCTAACGTTTTTGCCACTCGTATCCTATAATCATCCATAAATACCCCTCTTTCGACAAAATGATACAAAAGCAAAGTAATTTAACTGATATATTGTTCAAAATGTGAAACAATAATTGAAAAAAGTCGCTGTTTCATTGAAACAGCGAGATGTGGTATAACTATATTGTCAAAAAATTCCAAAGAGGAGTGGAACAAAAATGAAAGAAACTGTAATCTGGAACCATGAACGTATGCCGATCATCGACGGAATGCCTGCCAGCGTTCCCGATTGGCAGCCGCACACACCTGAACCGTGGGAGGAAAGCTAATGAAACGAACTGTAGATGCTCTGATTATTCCATACGCTCGCAGACGGACGCTGGAGCTTGTCCTGAGCCTTTCTGGGTACGAAGCTGATAAAGATGCTTACCTTGAAGCAAAAGGCATCCTGGAACGCGCCATAGCCGCCTTAGACGATGGGCGCGACCCGGCAGATAACATCGAACGCATTGACGGGCAGCTTGTGGAACTGTGAAAGGAGAAGAAGATGGACTTTACGAATGGATTCTATAAAGCCGAGAACCCTGTCGTTCTTGAAGAAGTGAAAACTTTTCTCCAGTCAATGGAACGGCGTGGAGCAACCGTAAAAGACTTGGACGATGCCATTGTGCAGCTAAACAATGTTTCACATAGCATCAGCACAAACGCGCTTGTCAAAGCAGATGTTCTGGACAAGTTGCCTGAAAACCCCTTTCGTTCCATGCTCAACGGAATGTTACAAAGCAAAGGGTAACTTAAACTTAATGTGGCTCTTAATCATTGTCATTGCGATTTTTGGCTTTCCTGATACAAAGTAATGGATGTGAAGAAAACGTTCGATTTTCACTAAGTTGTTAAAAACACATTGACTTGACAACTGAAAGGTGTATAATCATATCAAATGAACGTCCGTACTTACCGATCGGGAGGATATGCCACAATGAGTGAACAGGAAAGAGCCAAGATTGACCGATTTATTGCATGGCTGCTGGAACATCCTGAAAAGATTCCGGCAGCGGAACAAGCACTAGACCTAGAGTAACAGAAAATCCCTTGCGCAGAGCTATACCAGCCCGGCACAAGGGATTCTTTTATTTTACCGGGCATGAACGTTACATCTTCTCGATCAGGTTCATCAGCGCTTCACGCTGCTCCTTCGGCATAGATTCAAGTTTTCTTCTAATCCGTTCCACTGCTGCATCGACTTCACTTTGCGGCTTCTGGGGCGGATTTTCTTTTTGGCTGCCAGTGAGAAGGTAGTCCACTGATACGTTGAAATAAGCTGCAATCTTAGAAAGAACCTCTGTGGACAGGCTTTTAGTTCTTCCAGCTTTCAATTCAGAAAGAAAGCTGCGGCGAATCCCAATGTTGCTGCAAAGGGTTCCGTCTTTGATGCCCTCTTTTTCGCAAAGTGCATGAATGTTGCTGTACAAGTCCGACATAAGAATGCTCCAATAATTGTGCAAGTATACAAATGCACAGAATTTTGTACAAAAGAGTTGACTTGTACAGAAGTCTGTACTATAATACAGACATGGGCAGTACAGAACGCTGTACAATATAAACTCTCTACACCCTTATATTAGTACAGTTTTCCGTACTTGTCAATAGATTTTAGCAAATGGAGGTGGAATTTTGAAAGAAAACTTCCGTTCTGGCTTTGAGCTGGAAGTGAAGATGAAGCTGTTGCAGCGAGGTATGAAGCAAACGGAGCTGATTCAGGCGGTTCAAAGCGATACTGGATTGTTCCTTGATGATTCGTACCTCTACAAGATTCTTCGCGGCGAGCGAAAGCCGGAGAAGATTATCCAGAGCATCTGCAAGATTCTTGAAATCGAGCAGAAGGAGGACTGAACATGGAGCAGATTATCACCTTAAAGGTTGACCTTGAACACCCGGATGACGCAAAATTTGCCATTGACGAGGCGGTCAAGGTCTACGAGGGGAGCAAAAAGTGCTGGGATGCCTTTGAAATCAACGAAGCCAAAAGCAGAGCACGAGACATTTTGTACAACCTGTGCAATGAAGGCTACAGTATGATATGGACAGTCACGGACGGTGCTGTCGGCCTGACGATCTGGAAAAGTTTTAAGGAGCCTTCTGTTGGCCAGTGCTATATGCCAAAAGAAAGCCTGTTTGACATCTGGGTCGAAAAGCTAGTTGCGCTGTGCATTGCCACAGGTCGGGAAGTCCCGAAGTTCATCACAGATAAGGCTGGTGAGTGCTGGTGATGAAATTTCGTAAAGCGCAAAGCCGCAAGCGCAGACTAAAGCTGGCAATGGCAGCTGGTGTATCCAGAAACGATGCCAACAAGGTGCTGTGGATGGAGAAATCCATCAACCAGTGCTTTGAACGGCATAACAAAGAAGAAAGGTTGAAAGAGGAGATGCAGCGTGGAAGAAAAGTACTGTGAGCGCTGCGGCCTGTATCTTGGCGTGGTCAGACCGACAAGAAAGTACTGTTCAGAATGCAAGCGCAAAGTTGACAAAGAGCGTGACAGGAAGCACAAGAAAGCTGGAATTACATTCAAGCCCCGTAAGGCGTTCTGCGCATACTGCGGAAAGCCGATGCTGAAAAAAGTAGCATCGCAGAAGTACCACAATGGATGCGCTAAGAAAGCCTACAACGCAAAGGCGAACCTGAACGCGAAGGCAGCGTACAAAATCAAACAGCAAGAAAAGAAGAAGTTGGAAAAGACATTTCCATCCATCGGAGAAGTACAAGCCATTGCGGACAAGTTGGGCAAGCATTACGGCGAGGTGTCACAGATGCTTGCAACAGGGGAGCTGACCTATGAACAGTAAGTATTACGGAAAGCGGGAAATCCTCTGGCACAGCCGGGAGAAAGACCGACTGGAACACATCCAACGAAAGCGAAGGATGGCAAACGATGAAGAAAGCAATAAGCAGCTTCAACAAAAACAGCCCGTGGAAGAAGCGCTGGCAAGAGCGTGAACCTTTAAGACTGGAACACATTAAGAAAGAAAGAGTGAGCAAAAATGAAAAAAATAAAAGTAAGAATCACATTCACCGAAGCCGTTCTCGGCACATGGCCTAGCAACCAGAACATCGCGCGAGAGTTTATCGCCAGCAAGTCCCCTGATGCAAGCACTATCGAGGACGAAGTGGCCGCTCTGGGCGCAGATGCTGTGGCAGACAAGGGCATGACCGTGTTTCCTCGCAACGAAAACGGCGACCCCATCCTGTATGACTACCAGATTAAGGGCTTTTTCAAGGATTCCTGCGGTATGCTTTCCCGTATTGGCGGAAAGACCGAAACTGGCAAGAAGAAGGCCGTGAACGAAAGCGGCAAGCTAACGGCATACAAGAAGGTCATTGACGGTCTGATTTTCGTTCAGCCCCGCATGATTCCCATTCATGCGAACGGTGAGATTACCGAGTGCCAGCGCCCTCTCCGCGCCCAGACTGCGCAGGGCGAGCGCGTCGGCCTTGCCAACAGCGAGCAGATTCCCGCTGGTTCGACCTGCGAGTTTGAAATCGTTCTTCTGGACGATTCTCACGAGAAGGTCGTGCGTGAGTGGCTGGACTACGGTGCTCTGCGTGGTATCGGCCAGTGGCGCAACAGTTCTAAAGGGCGCTTTGCTTACGAAATCCTCAATTAACCGCTATGGCAAGGCAACGCCGCGATAGGATTAGCAAAGGCAATGCGCTGATTTGACGAGACTTGCAAAGGCATGGCGGAGCAAGGCTCAGACAAGCGATGGAATGGCAAGGAAAAGCTGGGAAGAGCAAAGGCTATGAGATGCAAGGCGTAGCTTTGATATGCAAAGGAAATGCGAGGCAACGGCAAAGAATAGAAACGATAGGCTAAGGCATTGAGTAGCTAGGAGCAGTACAGCAACGGCAAAAACGAAAGGAGACAAAATGAAAGCACTGATTGAAGTTGCCCTGATGTGGGGCATAGCACTGGCAACGGTTTTGGCGGTATTTCTGCTGAACTTCTGGATGGTGCATCACATCGGAATTCTGGTAGGCGCATCAACTGCCCGTGGAATCATCACGGTATCTGTGGCAATGGCTACGGCATGGATACTGAGTTTTGGAGGTAATAAGAGTGAAAAGCCTGAAAGCTAATGTCCTTTGTGCGCTTGGAATCGCGTTAGCGATCTTTTCGGTAGGATGCGGCGATGCAATCCAGAAAAGCCAGAGCACAGTAGCAATGTTTGGATACGTTTTCCTTTCGTGCAGCTTCCTCGCCGCAGCACTCGTCTTGTGTGCCATTGGGGTCAGCTCTGAAAATGAACGTATTGAACAGGAAAATCGCAAAGTAAAACGCATTCCTCACCACACCAACGAGTGGAGGGATGCACGATGAAATGCCCGATGTGCGGTAGCGACAACATTACAACGGTTGACAGCCGGTCAGACTATGACAGCATCGCTCGACGCAAGAAGTGCCTTGTATGTAACTACCGATGGTCTACCATCGAAATTGACAAAGACCAGTGGTACAGCGCGTTGCAAATCAAAGAGGAACGTAAGAGAGGGAGACCAAAAGATGATTAACCTTGACAGATTCGGTGGCGTGACAGAGCCGGAAGATGGCGTGTACTTTATGACCAACGAGCAGATGGCAGAAGCCAAAGAAGTTGACCGACTGGCTGAGATTGCGGACTTGCAGTCTGAAATCGATGACAGGGAAGCGGAGCTGAAAGATCTCCGTGCACAGCTGGCAGAACTGATGGCTGGTTGATTTCTATATAGCCGTATTAAGCCAAAGTGAGAACAATGAAGCCTAATGAAGCCAAAGAAAGGAGGACGATTCCATGACCGATAAGGAACTTGTCGAGTATCTTTGCAAATGGTTTTACGTTGATTCTGACGGTACGTTACACAGAAAAGACAGGAAAAACAGTGCAGGAAGCTACGATAAAGACGGTTATTTGATTGTGAAAATCAAAGGAAAACAATACAAAGCACACCGCCTTGTGTACGCACTTCATTATGGGCTAATGCCTGTTGGAGTGATCGATCATATCAATGGAATCAGGACAGACAACAGGATTGAAAATCTTCGCTGTGTAACCCAAGCTGATAATGTTGCAAATACTGTTCAGTCCAGGAACGCTTTAACTGGCGAGTACGGAATCTACGAAGACCGTTCAACAAAAGGTTTGAAACGCAGATATTCGTTCCACTTTAGCGGCAAAACATACCGATTCAAAACCATAGAAGAAGCTAAGAAAGCAAAAGATGCTTTATGGAAGGAGAAATATGGAAACACTTGTGAAGCTTTCCAAAATTCAAGGCGAACTGAAAGCCCCAAAAAGCCAGCGTAATTCTTTTGGTAAGTACAATTACCGCAGTTGCGAAGACATTCTGGAAGCAGTAAAACCACTCCTTGCGAAATACGGAGCCTGTCTTGTTCTTGAAGACGAGCCTGTACAGAGTGGCGAGTACCACTATATCAAAGCGACTGCAACAATCTACGATTCTGAGAGCGGAGACAAAATATCTAACACGGCATACGCAAGAGAGCCAAAACAGCAATCTGGTATGTCAGATTCCCAACTTACCGGCACTGCAAGCAGCTACGCTAGAAAGTACGCTCTGAACGGTCTGTTCTGCATTGACGATACGAAGGATGCTGACACGGACGAGTATCAAAAACAGACTGCAAGCAAGGCGAACAAGCCTGCGCAGAAGCAAACGGAAGCGGAAACCATCCCCCCATGCGCTTGCTGCGGAAAGCAGTTGCAGCCTATTCAGTACAACAACCGCACCGTCACTCCACTGGAAACCGCAAGAAGCACGAAGAAACGCTTTGGGCGCGTCCTGTGTTGGGACTGTGCCCAGAAACAGCCGAAGGAGGGCTAAACAATGCTCAATTCTATCGCAATTCAGGGTCGTCTGGTTCACACGCCCGAAGCTAAGGTCACGAAGTCTGGCAAGGATGTTTGCACGTTCAGCATTGCTTGTGACCGTCAGAGTGGCAGTCAGAAGGAAACAGACTTCTTCAACTGCACCGCATTTGGTAACACGGCATTGTTTGTTTCCAAGTGGTTCCAGAAGGGTAGCCTGATTCTGGTGACTGGTAGCATCCAGACCCGGAAATATGTCGACAAGCAGGGAAACAACCGCACCGCAACGGAAATCATGGCGAACAAGGTTGACTTCTGCGGTGGCAAGTCTGACAGCAAGCCTGCCGATCGGGCGCAGGGTGCACCGCAAAACTACTCTCAGGGCAACACGGATGACTTCTCTGTGATTGACGAGGACGATGGTTCGCTGCCGTTCTGACCCGTAAGGCATTGACCGCCTACCTTATATAAGAGCTGCGCTATCTGGCTGGACGGGCGTTTGGAAAGATGATTACCTGTTGTCTCAACTGCCCATCACGCCACCAAGCTTGCCACGACACTTGCGAGAAGTACAAGGCAGAGAAGAAAGACTTCGAGAAACGCAAAGCGTTCGTATATGAGCTGAACCACAGCCAGAGCGTGTACCTCCGTGATTATGAGGACAAGCACCGGGAACGTGGCAAGAAGCGGTTTCTCGGAAGTGAATTTAGAGGTGAACGAGGATGAGAAACCCATCAAAGAAAACGATGAAACACATCGCATCCGTCTTAGATAGCCATTGCAGGTTTGATTCGGATAAACGGATTTTGGTTCCGTTTGAAAGTAGCCCGCTTTCTTGCATTTGGTATGGGTTCAAACCGCATAGCGGTAAGAAGATGGTCGGCTATATCCTGAAAGACGGTTACAAGTATCCGTGCGAAAAATCTATTATCCGAAACGGATTGATGGTGGAAATCAAATACCCGGAACAGATTTTCGCGCCTAGAGCATCATCCCTTGAGCTGGCAAAACAGATGACAGAAAGAATGATTAAGAGAGGAATGCTCTATGTTTATCCATACACATGGAGAAGAAAACGATGGACGGGTTGATTTATGAACACCGGCAAGCAGTTTGAAGCAGACTTTAAGGCATCCGTCCCATCCGATGCGTGGTGCTACCGCTTGAAAGACAGTGCTGCCACCTACTACGGCGGCAACGAGAACCTGTCCTTTTCCATAGACAACATCTGCGACTTCCTTGTATACCGATACCCGATGAACCACCTGTTTGAGCTGAAAACCATCGAAACGCCCTCTATCCCTCTGGAAAAGGTGTTCGGCAAGTACGACAAGGCAAAGCGCAAATACCGCAAGGAAAAGCACATCACTGACATGGTAGATGCAATGGGGTACAGCGGTCAGACCGCCCATGTGATAGTCAATTACAGGGTAATCAACCGCACCTTTGCAATCCCTGCCAGCAAGGTTCTGGCGTTCCGTTACAACGAGAGCCGCAAGAGCATCCCTTGGCAATGGGCAGAACAAGAGGGGATAGAGGTTAAAGCGAAAAAGCTGCGTGTCCATTGGCGATATGACGTTGATGGACTGCTAAAGAGATTGGAGAGAACATGATTTGTTTTAAGTGTGACCGATGCGGAGAAGTCTTTGACGGGTACAAAGTAGATGGCTTCAATGGCATCGCAAAAATCAAGACAGAAAAAAACGGAGCAAACATAATCGCTGACGAAGAACCGATTCAACTTTGTCCGTCCTGCATGAAAGAATTGAATGACTGGTTAGAGCCAAACAAAGAAAAACTAGACAACGGGAACAAGAACGAATGGAACAACATGACTACTCAACCGCAATGTGGCGTGGCTGTCGAAATAAAGCTTGAAAATGGAAACCTCGACATTGCGTACCGTAAATATAACGATAAACGCTGGTTTCAAAGTAGTGGTGAATGGGTTTCAAGTGATGTCAAAATCGTTGCATGGAGATACATCGACTGAAAGGAGAACAGAAGTGAGCAAGAAAGTCTCAGACATCCTGCCAAAGACGGAAATCTTGGCGCAGTTGGCAGAAGAAGCATCCGAGATGGCTCAAACTGTGTTAAAGCTGCGCCGTGCGCTGGATGGTACGAACCCGAACCGAAGAGCGTTGCGGAGTGTGAAGCAAATTTGATGGAAGAATTTTCGGACATAAGTAACGCAGTCACCGCTTTATGCGATGCTTGGTTTGGAGATAACCTCGATTCCGAATGCGAATTTTGGGACGCAGAGCGTGAGATTGAGGACGCTAAATACAAGCGTTGGCTCTCTCGCCTTGAAGCAAAGGAGAAGTCAGATGAATAAGCATAGAAACCGTCCATCGTCTAGCAGACAGGCAATGTCAGCAAACCTCCGCAAAATCGCACGGCAGAACCAGTTGTACGGCTTCCGCATGGCTCTGGATGGAATCGCTGCCACGTGGGGCGCACTGATTCAGAACCTTCGGTGCGATGCAGACCTGACCGATGAACAGGTGCAGAAAATCATCCGCATCGGTGACAGGTATTGGGAGATGGTCGGAAAGTTCAAAGAAGAGGACATGACCCCTGACGAGTTTGCAGATTACATCACCGCAAAGTCAGAACAGGTCGAAAAAGAGCTGAGAGAAAGGTGGAAATGATGGACAACGAACTTTACTGTCCGATGAAAATGACCAGCAATCCGCTTGGTCGGTGCGTATGCGAGAAAGAGAAGTGCGCATGGTGGCGACAGTTGGACAACTGCTGTTCCGTCTGGTGGATTGCATGGAAGCTGGACAGCATCGAAACGAAGATGAAGAGGTGAGAGCATGATTATGAATGAATGGATTAGCGTACATGACCGATTGCCAGAAATTGGGGTTAGGGTTCTCGTCTTCGAGAAAAACACGTAAACGAGAACATGGTTTTTACAAATGCAGAAAACGTTGAAGTGTGCAGAAGAGCTTTTATGTGCGCCAGTGGATGGGTAGATGATGCCGGATTTGCGTTGGACGATAGACCGTATAACGTAGAAATTACACACTGGACACCATTGCCTTGTGCTCCGGACAAGGAGTAAGAATGAAAGACTGGATTGCGATTGATAGCAGAACACCAGAAAAATCTGGCGCATATTTAGTTGTTGTTCAAGGACTTTCTGTTAGATTTGTTGATAGGGCGTTTTACGATGGAGAAACGAACATTTGGAAACGCCGCTCTTATTTATCGTCAAAAACATGGAGCGTTACGCATTGGATGCCCCTTCCTGAACTACCAAAGGAGGTCTGATACATGGCAACACCCCCGAAGCGTGGTCGTGGCAGACCGCCGCTGACCGAAGCTGAAAAGAAAAAGCGTGAGAAGCGGGCGCAAAAGGCGAAAGAAGAAGCCGCTGCAAAGCGTGAGAAAGAGCGAGAGAAAAAGAAACAACAGATGCTTAACAAGCGGAAATCTATCCGATCACAGGTGAGTAAAAAGGTAAAAGAACAACAGGAGTTAGCGATCACGAGGTCTAAGATGCTGAACACGGGCGATTTGCAGTCGAGAATCGGTGATGAAGAGGACAAGAAGGTCATCGGCATGATTGCAGCTAAGTATTTTGGCGACCTTCCGAATGTGGACATGAACAACCCGATTGAAGTGCAGCAACGTCTTGACTTCTTCTTTGACGCTTGCATCGAAGCCAGAATCTCCCCTGTGGTGGAATGGATTGCACTGGTGCTGGGCATCGAATGGGTGAGCCTGAAGCAGATTATGGCGGGCAAGCGCCGTGACGACAGCTTGCAGCAGAAGTACATCCTGAAACTGATTCTGCAAATGCAGTCCATGTGGGCGTACAACGGTATGTACGGTCAGGAGAACCCGGCAGAGTGGATTTTCCGAGCCAAGAATTACTTTGGTATGCGTGACAATGTGGAAGTCACCGTTGCGCCGCCTGAACAGCCGTTGGGAGATGCCCAGAGCGCAGAACAGCTCGCCCAGAAGTACCAAACGACTTTACCGAAAGAGATTGACGTGGAGTACAAAGAGGTGGCAGAAGAGGTGGTCGAGGATGACTAACGGTGATTTTATCCGCTCCATGACGGACGAAGATATTACAGAAAACTTTACGCGGGGCATCTGTGAGCTTATCAAACATCGCGACCCGGAGCGTTGCCAGAACCGTGAGCATTGCTTTCATTGCGTCAAGGACTGGCTGAAAGAGGAGAACACAATTATGGTGAGGGCTGACCAATGGGAACTTTGATTGACTTTTCCGACCCCTGCCTACGCACGTTCCTGCCTGTCCTCTTACAAGACCACACGACAGGAAAAAACATCATTTGGGCGACAGACCCGCCGCCTGAACTGGGCGTGGACTTTGCAGATGAAATCACACTAGAACAGCTGGGCAAAGTTCAACTTGTCCCTCGTGTGCAGAAACGGCTGGCAGACCAGAAGAAGCGAACCAGCAAGAAAGCAGAGGTGTTTACGCCGACTTGGGTTTGCAAGAAGATGACAGACGTTGCCGAAAACGACTTGAAGGGCGAGGACTGGAAGGAGTACATCAACAAGACTTGTCTTGAAGTCACCTGTGGAGAAGCACCTTTCCTGACAAGTCGATACGACACCACCACAGGGCAGATGATTGCCGTGCCGGACAGAATCGGTCTGCTGGATAGGAAGCTGAATGTTCTGGCAGAACAGTTCAATGACTACGATATGTGGATGTGCTGGGCAATCAACGCCTACGCATCGACATACGGCTATGAGTGGCAGGGAGACAATCTCTTGCTGGCACGGTGCAACCTGTTTCTGACGCTGATCGAAAATTTTAGGTATCGGTTTGATGCTGAAAGGTTGGAAATCGGCTTTATGCCTATGTTTCTTGACTGTATCGCAGACACTATCTCATGGAACGTCTGGCAGATGGATGGACTGAAAAAGACCGTGCCCGGCACAGACATTCATTGCAAAATCAAAGACTGGAAAGCTGACAAAGAAATCCTGTTCAAGGATGTTGGGGAGAATGAATGAAATGAAAACAAACGGAGAACTTTACAAATGTGACAGATGCGGAATGACGCATTTCGTAAAACTTTTGAAAACTGGCGATACAGACGGAGGATTCAATCACTGGGAAAAATTTGAAGAAGCAGTCGGGTGGGGAAATGTTGACGGAATGCTTGTTTGTCCTTACTGCTACAACCAATATAAGTATTTACTCCGTCAGTATAAATCACAAAAAATCACGCATTTTTCTTTTGAGTGTTGCGGAAATTGCAATGAATGTCAGAAGGAAAATTGCGTAAACAGGTTGGATGGGGAGGACGACTAATGCTTGCTAATATCTACGAAACCGCAAAAGACTTGTCGTTCTGCGTTGCCGGATGTGCTGGTATGCTCTTTGTTGCTAGCTGTTTCTTAAAACTTACGTTTGACATGATTTCCAAAATCTACTATTTATACCGCACCCTTGGAAGAAGAGGGAAAGAGTTCCTGGAATACAGGCGTTGTCGTGGAGATTTTGACACATATCTGCGCGACCGTGAAAGTAAAAGGAAGTATTGGGACGAATATTACAAGAAAAAATATCAGGATGAAGCAATAAAATGCACTGGCGATTGTTCTGATTGCTCGAAAGCGAATTGTTTGGACAGGGTTTGAGATGATAACTAATGCAAACTGACAAAGGAATTTACCACAAGCGAGTATGTGACCGCTGCGGAGCGGTTCTGGGCGGCAGGATGATGAACCCTGACGAATACTTCAAGGACTGGGCATGGCGCAGGCGGTATGCGCGCTATGGGCGGTACAAAAGAACTGTGGCTTAACGTCACCTATAATTACGGTCACTTCTATTATCGACCGGAAGTGTTTGGTGAGAACGGCATCCGCTCCATCTATGGCAAAACAGGCGCAGAAAGCATTCCGATGCTTGAAAAGGCCATCTCCGCACTAGGTGACGATGTAGACGATAGCGACTACTGGCACGCCACAGAGGGCAACGCCAAACGCGCTTTGTATAATTTGCTGGCGTTTGCAAAGATGCGTCCTGACGGCGTATGGGACGGAGATTGAAGGGAGAAAGGGCAATGCCGATATATGAAGTTGCTTTAGGCATCGTTTTGACAACGATGGTGGGTATATTGTTTGTATCTCCCATTTATCTGTTTGAACGATATATCCTTTGGGACACTTTAGACGAATATATTGATAGCATCGTTATCAAGGCTGTTGCTTGTGTGGTTATAAACGTTGCTATTTTCTTGATTGGATATACAACCGTTCTTGCTGCTGTGGAGGTATAACAATGTCTAATTATCCAGAATACCTTGAACGAAACGCACTTATTGAAAGAATCCAGAAAGCATATTGCGATGGCTGCGAGAATTACAATGGAGTTAAATGCCGTGCTTGCGGTATTGGCGATGCCATTGACGTCGTGGAAGATGCTCCGACAGCCTTAGAGCGTACCGCTGAATGGATTGCGCAAGACGAAGATAAGACGAGGTTCATGTGCAGTAATTGCCATGCGAGAAACAACCGAGACCGCTACAACTACTGCCCAAACTGTGGCTCTTTGATGGAGAACAGGTTATGAGTAACACGTTTTGGCATTCAGCAAGCGAACCGCCACGAGAGCGGACGCAGCCTTTGTTGCTTGCAACTAAGACAACGTGGCGTGATAAAGATGGAAAAATGTTGCAAGGAATCTCGCCGACAGCGTATTTTCTTGGCTGTTACGCAGACGGTCAGTTCTGGGATGAGATAGGCGAGAGACTGCCGAAAGATGTGACGGTGACGCATTGGATGGCGTTTCCGATGATATGAGGTGATGAGCATGAGCAATTGGATTAGCGTCAAGAATAGATTGCCCGATGTTCCGAAAAACGATTTTGCCAGCGATTATGTTCTGGTTCACGACAAAAAAGCTGGTGACTGGGTAGCCTATTATGATGCAAACGGTGATTGGTGTGAAGCAAGAGAGTGCATCCCATTCAAAAATGTTACACATTGGATGCCTATGCCTGAACCGCCTGCGGAGGACTAAATATGGATGGATTTGAAGCGTTAACAGAAGCGATAAACCAATGTGCTACATCACTTGAACAGCTTGCAAATGCTATCAGGCAGTCCGAAACGCAGTGCGGTTACATCAAGCAGAAGCGCAATCGACCTGTATACCGTAAAGGCGCAAAGCTACATGAAGGTTACAAACAAATCACGAGAACGAGAGAGGGATTTAGAAAGTGAAAAAACTTAAATTTCCTGAGGATTTCTTTGCATACGAAAACCCGGACTGCCCCGATAAGGATATTGAAAAAGCCGTGAACAAGATGAAAAATTGGATGAAGGGCGAGACCTACAAGAGCAACCCTTGGGTCTTTATGGCAGCTGGTAACTATCTCATAATCGGTCTGATTGCTGAGGATGGGCAGAAAACAATCTACGTTGCACGGCAGTATTATGAGATAGTTAACATTCCGGGGGAAGGCTGGCTGCGTGAATCTGACGCTGAGTGCCTGTTTTAAGGACAATTAAAGATGGAAGAACTTAAGAGATGTCCGTTCTGCGGTGGGAAAGCCGTGTTTTCCATAAAGAAGGATTTTTCAAGAAGCCTTATAAAAGGATACGAATTTAACATCCGATGCAATAAATGTGGTTTCACAAATCCCAATAGAGAGTATCGAATCGAGTTTAGAATGAACGATAGTGGAGAGATTGAAATTATCCACGATGGACGCAAAGACGCTATCGAAGCATGGAACAAACGATACAAAGAGGACCGAGCATGGACAAAAAACGAGACAGCTTTACATTCCAACGATACTACTTTGAAGCCATCTCCACACTGAAAAGTAAAGAGAAACTGGAACTGTACGATGCAATCTGTGCATACGTTTTTGAAGAAAAAGACGCAACTTTGAACTCAAAAAAAGCAGAATCTTGTTTCATTCTGATTAAACATCTTCTCGATGAAGAATCGAAAAGAAGCGATATTGCGTCAAAAGGATGGTCTACACGAAAGTCAGCTCATCCTCATGTTATAAATGAGATGAAGGTCAGCTCATCTATGAGTTCAAAGTCAGATGACAATGAACCCATTATATCAACTGACAGTCAGATGAACGTCAAGACCTTGCCGGAGAGTGCAGTCAAGAAGAAACCTGACATATTCTCCGACTTTGCTCATGGCGATAAAGCCTTGCTGGAATCCCTGCGAGAGTTCGCGCAGATGCGTACAAGAATCAAAAAGCCTATGACAGACCGGGCAAAACAGATGCTTTGCAACAAGCTGGAAAAGTTTGACCGGCATGACTGGAAAGCCATTCTCGACCAGAGCATCTATGCCGGATGGCAGGACATTTACGCATTGAAACAGGATGACCAGTACGATCAAAGTACGGAGATGGAGTTTCCTAGACTATGACAATGGACGTTCAAACGGTATTTATCGGTGCGCTGATGCTCTGCAAGCCGGGCGTTGTGGATGAAATCATACCAGACCTTGAACTTGACTTATTCAGACCTGAGCTGAGAGACGCTTTTGCGGCTGTTCAGGGCTATTGGACGGCTAGGGGTAAGATAGATATAGTCGAGATAAACACGCAGCATCCAGACGTAGCGCAGACGCTCTTGGCGTGTGTACAAACGTGTGAATCAGAGTGTGTACGAATTGACAGGGAGCAGATGCAGCGTTGGGCACAGCTTATCAGAGAACAAGCTGCACTCACTCGTGTGCAAGGTCTGGCATTTCAGATGACCAGCGAGCTTACCGACTATTCTGATCTATCAGACATTTACCAGCAGATGGGCGAGGCGATGAGCCTGAAAGCTGAGGAAGAAGATGCGTGGACATACGAGGATGTGCTAAACGACTATGTGCTTCACATGGACGAGAAGCCTGTGTACATCAAGACAGGTCTAGAGCGTCTGGATGAAGCACTGCACATTTCTCCGGGCGATTTCATCATCATCGGCGGCAGACCGTCTGCGGGCAAGACAGCCCTGTCCTTGCAAATAGCAGCAAGCATGGCAAAGCAGGACTACACCGTGTACTATTTCAGCTTAGAAACCAGCAAACGCAAGCTGGGCGCACGTCTAATGGCTAATCAAATATACTGCCCTCTGGACACGGTGAAAAATAAGGCGGTCAGCTTGAATGAGATTGACGGACAGGCAAAGAACATGAAAATGCCATTATATATCCGCTCCGCTGCCGGAAAGAACGTAGCGTGGATGAAGGCACAGGCTCTCCGTAAAAAGGCTCAAGTCATTTTCGTAGACTATCTTCAACTCATCCACGAAACGAGCGCAAAGGACAGATATGCCGCCATTACAGCCATATCCATTGCCTTACACGAGTTGGCACAGACCACAGGCATTGTCGTGGTGGCGCTGGCACAGCTTAATCGAAACCCATCTAAGCCCGGAGCAACACCTACTAACTCCGACTTGCGAGAGAGCGGACAGATTGAACAGGACGCAGATGCGATCATCCTTCTGTCCGGCGATAACCCAGACAAGTACCTGTTCCGGTTGAGCAAGAACAAGGAAGGTGAGATAGGCGACCTTCCCATTACGTTTAACAAGCAGATTCAACGGTTCCAAGAGTATACTTGGATGGACTGAAAGGAGAGCTACATGGATGCACTTGAGAAGCTTATAGACAACGTGCAAGCGGGGAAGGGAAGATACGGTCTATGTGATGCTTGCCTGAACCGTCAAGGAGATTATTGCCTGTTCCATAACTTGTACAGACGAAGCGATGGCGTAAAAACCGCTGTTACTGCCAAAAAGCTTGAAAGAGTAGAAAAATGCAATTCTTTCAACTTTTTGGGGCAGGTCGTTCTTAGCAAAAAGGACAAATACGGAATCTAAGTGTATGGGCTGTCAGCAATGGCAGCCTTTTGCATATACGCACACAGAAGCCATACAAACGCTTTTAGAGTAAGATGACAAACTTATTGACCGAATACAGAAAACGGCTCTGGCACTGCTCTACGGGGCTGTGAGCGCATTGTAGAAGTCTACGACTATTGTAGGAGGAGAAAATGGAATACATGACAGCCGATACAAAGGTCAATGGGTACATGGTCTACCCTCGATTCCTCTCGACTATTGACGTTAGCCCAACAGAGAAAATTGTTTACGTTTACCTGTTCAATCGTGCAAGGTCGTCACAGAGGGCAAGCAGAAGCGGAAAGTTTGCTGACCAACTAGGGCGAGTATACATCGTGTATCCCATCAAAGACCTTGCTGCCGATACTGGATTCACGGAACGATGGGTCAAGAAGTCTTTGAAAGAACTGGAAGAAGTAGGGTTGATTGAGCGTAAGCGTGAAGGGAAGAACAAGCCCGATAAGATATACGTCAAAGTGCCGGAAGAATCGTCAAAGAGCGAAAAGGGAGGTGAACAATCATTCACCTCTGAGGGGAATGATACTTCACCTGTGAGGGGAACAATCGTTCACCTCCTTAATATAGAAGAAAAGAAAAGAAAAAAAGTTATTAAGAAAGCGGGCGACCCGCCCGATGGGAACGCCACCGCGCCGGACTTCGAGGATGTGAGCGAGTATTTTCTGGATGCTGGATGTGAGAACAGGCTTGCCAGCAGGTTCATGAACTACTATGAGGGAACAGGTTGGATGACCAAGACCGGAAAGCCTATCACCAACTGGAAGGCCTTTGCTGATATGTGGATTGACAGAGAACAAGAGAAGCAGCAGTACAGTGAACCAGAGTTCAATCGCCTGTAAAGGTTCTTTCCCCCTACAACCCTCTATCTCCAAAGCTATACCGTTAGCCAGCAGAGCAAACCGTAGGCGAGAACTGGCGTGAGATTCGCACTGGTAGATGGTCTACGACTATTTCACATGGAGAATTGACTTCAATTTGTTGTTAGTTGAATATGTATAAATGTTGCATAGCTGTATGAGCGGGTGATTACAAATTGAAAGCGACTAACCAACCGGATAGCCTTATTAGATAGTTAAAAATATTGAGATATTTGCCGAATAGATAATCATAGTTGGTTGGTATGATATGATTGTAGTTGTCTGCAATTAAATCTGAGAAGAACGAACCAAATCGAAAGATACAACTATTCCAGCAGAATAATAGTTAAAAAGATTGAGTAATTGTCTGCGACTATTATAATAAGTACGATTGTTAAAGATTTTGAGGTAATGTGATTGGGATTAAAATTGGGAGGTGTCTTGACACACATTGATTTTTGTTGGTGTCTGACGACTTAGCGACTATCGCACTTCTTTTTCCCTAAAAGGCGAACGACTATTTCACACAAAAAACACACGACTATTTGACGAAAGTTCGCAAGAAAACGTTACGACTATTACTCTGCGACTATCAGCGGACTGCTCATTACTATACTATATATAGGACTTTCAAAAGCTAGTCATCTGACGACTTTACGACTATTCTACGACTATTTTATTGGAGAAACTACGACTATTGGCTACGACTATTCCAGAAGCTGTTACGACTATTTCAGCCGGAACGCTACGACTATTGCTCGCCCTTATTAGCTATCGGGCGAAAGCCCGAAAAGAGATGCGGCGATAGCCGCCAATGGTTCCGCGCCGTTGTGCCAGGAAGAAAGCACAATGCCAGGCTAATACCAGGCGTGGGAAACATTGAGACTCCGCCGGGCTTGCATGGTCTGCAATATGCTGCACCGTCTGGCATGGATCCATAACAGGGGGCGCACTCTTATATACCTTATTATAATAGGGCGGCTGTGCTGACCTGTGCAGCGTCCGGCGTTGCGCTGGCATCTGGTATGCGCTGGAGGTGCTACGGGGCTATGATACGCTCCAGCTTGGCACAGGTGGGATTATAGTCGTTTGTGTCGGTCTGGTATCGTGGGCGGTTGAGTGGGCATAATCGCAGGAAACGCCCCTGTAAAGCCCTGTGCGCTGTTTTGCTGCGTGGGTTGTATAACTACATGAACTGCATGGATGGCACAAAACGCGCTTGTATGTGGCTGTATTACAGCAGGGCAAAATAAAAGCCCTGCACCCTCAGCAGATGCAGGGCAAAAGAAAAGCCCCGCCAGCGTGGGCGGGGTGGAATGTACTGTTAATATGTGGGGTTGCTCTTATCCAGCTCCCACGGTTCGCCAAATTTGACGGCGTGGCGCTTGCAGTACTCTGTAAAAAACTCCTGCTCTGTGCAGGGGGCAAGGTCTGCCGCTACCTCCTCGCGCAAATCATCATCCATTAACGCAACCGCTGCGTCATAGTCGATGGATGCGCCGTTGCTGTTGATAACAATAGTCATAATAATAACCCTCCTGCGGCTTGTTGCCGTCTTATTAACTAGATTGTACCATATCGCAAGCCCCATTAACAGGACTTGCAGAAAGTTTTTTGCCCTTTTGGGCTAGGGCGGGGTTGCTTTACGGTGCAGCCCTGCTAAAGTATCCGATCTGGTCATTTGCTGGCCTTAAACAGCGCCGAGAAAAACCAAAAGAAAAACAGAACACAAGACAGAATCACAGCTTGCACCCCCCAACGGCCGCACATTTGAGCGCAGACGCAAGATAACTATACTTTTTAGGAGTGTGGGCGCTGTCCGTGTAAACGTACCAGTTGCGTACCGCGTCTTGTCTGACTGTGCAGCCATTGGCAGCCGTGAACGTTACAACGGCATCATGTGCAAGATTTGGCTCTATTTGTCTATACTCTTGCAGAATGTGCGGCACTGTGTTGTTATGGGACGTATAAGGCAGGTCGATGCCTGCAAAACGGACTTGCATAATCATGTTATAACCCCCTTATACCACACTAAAACGCTTGTAAACGGTTTTTTTGCTGCACTCGGCGTAAATATCCGGGTGCACTGCCTGTAAAAGCTTGCTATCGAGTCGGACGCTTTGCACGTCCTTGTAAATGGCCTTTGCAGTGCCCTGTACCATTTCAGGCGCACCGTGCATCATGTCAATAATTTCAGCCTTTACGGCGTCGTTCATTGCTTCAAGCTCTTCAATTAGCCGCTTGTTTTCACGGTATGCGTTCACTTTTTCTTCAAACGTCGTCATTTTTTGACCCTCCTTATTAGCTGTTGAGAAACGCAATCATAACGAGTGCACCGCTAATCATGCCGCCCACATACCAGAGGGCGGCCCATTGGGCAAAGTCAAGTGCGATCATTGTTTAGCCCTCCTTATATTGCGGGATGTAGCCCAGTACCTTAACTTTTGCCGGGATGGTGTAGTAAATTTGTCCACAATCGGGGCACCAAACAGCATCATATTGCTTGCCATCGTCGCCCAGTGCTTTGCATTCTACCTCACAGGTAAAGCGTTTTAGAGCGGTTTCTGTGAGCATTGCCGCCACATCTGTTGCTGGCTGTTCGTTAAACACTGCCACTGCCTTTTCCGCGTCTGCCAGCGTGTCGAATGCGCCCAGTGTCCAGCCCGCGCCCTTTAAGATGTAGTCTACCATATACAAGCCGCTATCACTGCACCAGAGCCACACAACGGGCTTAATGGTCATTCTGCGGTTATTCTGGGCTACATAGAGCTGGTCAAGCGTGCCAGTCATTAACGCGCCGTCCTCAAATGTGGCGGTATAGAGGTCACTACATTTATAGGTTTGTTTCATGGTTTTTGTCCTCCTGTTTTGGTTCAATGTGGTTTGTTCTTGTTTGTGCCTTTATTATACTATCACTAGGGTGGTAAGTCAAGTATTTGATAGCAAATAACTATCACAAGATATACCAAAAGATTTATGTGATAGTTGTGCATATTGCTATCACTAGACCATGCCTGTGATAGAGCTATCACAATACGCATGATAGAGGAGTTGCCCGCCATCCGGTGCAGCGTGTCCAGCGTCCGGGCGTGTGTGCTGGTGTGCGGTCTGCTGCGGGCATGGTCTGCCTTGCATCTGGCACGGCCTGCGCTGCTCCCTGTCGTGCTCAGCCGTTCCGGGTGCGCTGGAGTGGGCAGGGGTCTCCACCGGCGGGGTATATAGCCGCCGCCCAGCCCCGCCCGGTGAGTAGCGCGAAAAATCTCCAAAATAAAAAAGGCGCTTTTCCTCCCTACCAACCCCCTCTTTTCTGCGCAAAACACCCCGCCCCCTATTGCCAATCTCAAAAATTTCCCGCAAAAACAAAAAGACCCCTACAAAGGGTCTGTGTTCTGTGCTATACTTGCCTTACAAGCCTTGAAAGGGAGGAATCTGCAATGAATCAAAAGAATGACAAGAATAAAGAAAGACGCGAAAAGAACGAAAAGATTGCCGCTTCAATATGGGGCATCATTATCGGCGCCGCTCTTTTGGTTTTTGGTTTGTATCTTATGGCGCATGGTATTTCAAACGTTATATAAAATTCTGACCAAAGAAAGGAAGAATCAAAAATGAGAAAGAGAATCATTGCGGCGGCTCTGATAGCGGTCGTACTTTTAATGTCACCTTTATGTGCGATAGCTGTCGGAAAGCCGGATGAGATTGCATCCCCTATTCAACTGGAAGAAACTAACGAAAAAGGAACTGTTGAAATTAAGGAATCTCATAGTCACCTTGAGAAAAGATATGAATACGGAAAAACGAGATACTATGTCTACTACGCCGTACTGGTTGAGAATACATACCCCGATTACGCCGTTGATTTTGTATCTCTAAAGGCCTCTGTTTTCGGTTCTGACGGGTCAGTTCTAAAAACCGATGAAGAAACCCTTGACTGGATTGCAGAGGGAGACTCTTATTGGTACGCTGGATATGTGTCGTTTGATTCCGAAGGCATTACTCCAACCAGAATGGAATACACTATTAGCGCAAATGAGTGGAATTTCCACAAAGCGAGCGCATCCAATCAGGTTATTCGTGCTGGTGAGCTTTCCGTCACCAATGTTTCTAAACGCGGCTCTGGGTACGATTTGCGTTACACAGGTCAAATTACAAACAATAGCCAGTTCACGAGCAACTGGATAAAAGTTATCGTCATTTATAAAATGAAAGATACAAATGGAAACGAAGTTCCTGTGGGTGGCGATTACACATACATAACCGATGCACTTCCGTCTGGGCAAACAACAACATTTGAACTTTACCCATCGTCCGGTTTTGCTGGATATAGCTCCTACGAAATCATTGCTTTGCAGGATTGACCCATAACACAAAAAGCCAGCGGCTAGATGTTCTCTAACCACTGGCTTTTCTTATGGGCTATTTACTTTACGATTTCAGCGTGATAGGGATGATACTCAACATTGGGCAAGGGCATCCAATACTTCACATCGTGCATGATGCACTTGTTGCCCCGGAGCAGAACCGGCTCAATCTCGCCGTTTTCGTCCGGTTCAAAGGAAAGCTGACCGCTATCGACAACCTTTCCGTCACAAGCGATAACAGGCTCGTGGACGCACTCGCCGTAGTCAACGGTGCGCCAGAGCTTCAGCATGGTCTCGAAAGCGTAGTTGAGGTATTCCCCCATATCCTGAATCTTATCTGCGGTAAACATAGCTATTCTCCTTTCACATGGGCATCTGGGTCTGACCGTTCGTTACCTGAACCAACATAACAGAGTTTGCACACGGTCTCCACTTCTTGATGTACTCGACAGCTTCATCAAACCGCTTCTTCGGCACGTTGTTTCTGCTGTTCACGTTGAACCAGTCCTGAATGTCCCGGTTGCATTCCATGAACAACTTCTGAGAAACGCTGCGGCTCTTGTAGGCCGGGCTGTCCATGCCGCCAAGAGCGTTGATAACTACTGTGTTCACGACACGCTTCAACACGCGCTGCTGATTGTAGTCGATGGTCATAGTGTTCTCAAGAGCGGAAATTCGTTGCTCCTGCTTCATGGTGCGCTGGTCAATCACAAGGATTGCTTGCAGTTCCTTAGAAAGCCCTGCGAACTGGTTGACGGACGCGTTCTTTTCAAGGTCAATCAGCTTCTGGCGAATCTCCATGCCCTCAGGTGTCCGCTGAATCATTGCAATGTGCTTTGCCATGTCCAGAGTGATAATATGGTCGGTTCTGGGCTTTCCAGCAAGCCCATCAGACCTATTGCTCAAAAATGAGCCATAGTCTTTTCCGTCAACAAAACCATACTCGCACATACGAGGGAACCAATCTTTGTATGCGGTCTTGATTTTGAGCCGCTCGTGCAGTTCCCGACCCAACACAACCTTTTCGCCGGTGTCGGTGTCGTACACAGGGATAACATCTTCAGAGAAGATTCGGATGGTTTCGAGATTATTATTCATAGAAATTTGACCTTTCTATCTTGCGAGAGCAGGCCATCTCTGGTATAATAACCCAAAGAGGGTCTATACTCTCTGAGTGTTTCATAAGACGTTCGCTGTGGTCGCCAAACTTTAGCGAGCGTCTTATTCTTTTTCATCGGGCATGGGGTACTTTTCAAGGTAGGCATCGCGGACGGCCTGTGACAGCGATACGCGGCACTTCTTGCAGTGCTCCACCAGCAACTCATACTGACGATCAGTGAAGCCAACGGCTACCTGATGGCGGTATGCTTCAATGTAAGGACTTCTTGCCATGTTCTTATCTCCTTTCTTTGAGGTGCATTAAGTTTAATCGCAAAATGTAGTAAAGTTAAGCGGAAATAGACCAACGAAACACTACATTTAGTGTTCGTTCATCTTGACAAACCGCTTTCTACGTTTTGCACAAAACTCATCCCTTATTTTTGGCTGCTCCCGCTTCGTACCCTGCCCAGTAGTTCAGTTCGGACAGCTTACCCAGTGCTTCGGCGTACTCTCTGTCCTCGTTGGTCGGCTCTTTGCCATGTGCGAGGGTTTTCAGAAATTCTTCGGTTGTCGTGGGAAAGTTCATGTTTTTTGCTCCTAACTCTTGCGGAAAGCAGCCCTTTTTGGTATAATAGATTCCGAAAAGGGAGACTGCCCCCTTGGTGGTTGCAGGTTCTCGTTTCGTGATGTGGATAAGCTATCAGTGGCTTCGTGGTGGTTGCGGCTGGTAGCTTATTTTTTTATGCCTTGATAATCTCAACGTAGGATGCCACCCACTCGATACCCATGCGGATAACATCGACCTTTGAGATGCCCAATGCCTTTGCGCTGCTCTCCATACTCGCGATCTGGCTCTCTGTGAGCCGGGTGCTTATCATGTGCAGCTTATCACGTTCCGAGGTTTCTGCTCGTCTTGCCAAGCCTATCACCTCGCTTTCGCTGGAACAAGTATAAAGCGTGAAAATATGCTTGTCAATACCCAAAGTTTTATGGAAATGAAGTTTGGAAGAATTGCTCCTTATTATAGAAAATTTTCTACCTGATTGTGATTAACTAAGTAAACACCCTTATACTACTCTAGTATGTATAAATACATACTAGAGTATATTTGTATATAATATAAGGCAAACAACTATCACGGTTTGGAACATGACATATTGACAGTTCTATCATCATGTGGTATAATCTTGATAGAAAGAGAGGGAACAAAAATGAAAGTGGGCTATGTTAGAGTTTCAACAGCAGAGCAGAACACGGCTCGTCAGGAAGTTATTATGGAGCAGCTTGGCGTTGAAAAAGTGTTTGTTGACAAAATGAGTGGGAAAAACGCAGACCGCCCCCAGTTGAAAGAAATGCTTGCTTTCGTGCGTGAAGGTGATACTCTTGTAGTAGAGAGTTTTAGCCGGTTGGCTCGTTCCACAACTGATTTGCTTGACATCATTAAAGAACTTGACGAGAAAAAAGTTAATTTTGTGAGCCAAAAAGAAAAATTTGATACTTCTGGCCCCAATGGTAGGTTCATGCTTACAGTCTTTGCGGCAATGGCGCAGCTAGAAAGAGAAAATATGCTCGCTAGGCAGAGAGAGGGCATAGCTGTTGCAAAAGCTGAGGGAAAATATCAAGGACGGCAGTACGTTAAAGTCGATGAAGAAAAATTCCGTCAGCTTTACAACGATTGGCAAAACGGAAAGACCACTCCCACTATTATGATGAATGAGCTTGGCTTGAAGTCTGCTACATTTTGGCGTAGAGTGAGGGAATATCGAAAAAAATACGGCATTACCGATGCGGCCACCACACGCAAGTATGCCAATAAAGAAGAAAAATAAAAAGCAGCGACCCACCACAGGTCGCTGCTACAAACAAGAACCACCAATCCCTCAACAGGATGATAGTACATGAGTATTATACCATTTCTGTTGAGGTATGGCAATATAAAATCAGCAGAAAGGTAGAATTTATGGATTATCAAAACATTGATTATTTTAGCCTTGCTTCAATGGTAACTGACTGGATGCGTTATGCTGGGCCAAATGCGAGAAAGGACTTTATGGATTTGGTTCGCAGTACAGATTATAACCGAAGAGCGGCTATTGAAAATGATTTGGGCGATGGATATGTTCTTGATTTTGCGGTAGATCATTCTGACATTATGAATGAGGTCGGTCAATTCTTGGTATATCTTTTTATTGATAACAATGGAGAGATATATTATGTTGGAATGGGAAACGAACAACGTATAATGGACAAGAAAAGCAGAAATAATGATTTTCTTAAGCATTATATGAAACATAATTCTAAAATTGTTATTCTTTCAAAATGGAGTACAAGAAAAATTGCACTCAAAATTGAAAAAATGGCTATTTGGATTTGCCAAATGAATGGTTTTAGACTTACCAACATAAAGGAAGTCCTTTCGTCTAAACAATTATATGAGCTTCGGCATATTCCAGAAAATAAAGAAAACGAAACAGAAACACAGTATGAATATAGGCAGTTGGCTAGGGAATTTAGTGAAGAAGTAAAGGCTCTTGATAAAATCGAACGATGGCTTTATGAAGATGGAGCCAGCAAAACACCCGGATTTGTAAATATAAAAGAAAACGTCATTTGGGCTATGGAATGCTGGACGATTGATGGCGTTACAAAAACTCGTTCTCAATGGTGCAAAGAGAATAATGTAAGCCTTGCTGGGGTAGGCAAAAGACTTGAACTTGGGTGCACCCCTAAAGAAGCACTCACATTCCCAACAGCGCCAGATAACAGAAAACGCCACACAAAAGAATGGTGGGCGGAAAATGGCTATTTCCCCGGAACAGATAAAACATCTTACATTACGCCGTTAAATGAATGGCCTAAAGGATATAAGAAATGCAAGATTGCTAGAAGCAATTTCCCGCCAGACATGGTATCGGATTGCTGAACAGAACAGGTGAAAGGAGTAAAAACCTATGGATAAGTGGAACAACAGAAACTCGTATGACTGGCTTGCAGGAGCGGTCGTTGGACTGCTTACCGGGTTCTTCATCGTAGTTGTGGTTGCGAGGTGCGTTCTGTGATACTTAGTGACAACATGAAACGCCTGATCGACACGCTGAACACCTATGAGCCTGACCTTCCGAATGGATTCTATTCTGTAAAAGCCTTGCAGGACAAATTGGACTTTACGGCACAGTTCGTTCTTGAATCCCTTGCCAACGATGGTCTGATACGCTGGGGCGATACGCAGCACACAGCATTCTGGCTGTTGGAACGTGCAAGGAACTACAAGAAAATCCACAAGCTGGAAAAGATTGAACAGTGGAAAGAACGTGGAATAGGATTTGCTTGCGGCGTTCTGACCAGCGTTGTTGCAGGGCTGATTAGCATTGTACTAGCTGGCGTTTTCAGTTGAAATTGTTCGCAACCTAGAATAAAACCGAATATTTGATTTTTGTGCAGTTGTAGGCACTCTTTAC